CTAATCGACGATGAACACGGCAATTCGCTCATCCAGTGCAACCATGAACGTTGCAGCAGCACCTGCAAGATCCCTCGCTATTTGTCGAATGCCGAGCAGATGAGCGTCTTGAGCGGCGTCGTAAGCGCCGGCTTCGTGTCCTCCTCGCTCCTCCTGCGATCGAAGCTCCTTGATCTTGAGCGAAATTACAGTCCGATACCAAAGGACCTTCTTCTCAAGTTCAAAGAGTGCATCAATGCAGGCCGCATCAAGGGTCGTTTTGAACTCATCGCTCCAGCTGATGCTGTCCAGATATCGCTCAGTCATCTCAAGCTGAAGAACGACGGCCAACCTCTCCCTTCTCACCTCATTTGTCATCGGTTCGAATCCTGGAAGCGCTTCGCCTCGATTGGCTTGGCCGTCCCCCGCGATGGCTGCGAAAAGTCGCTCCATTGCCTCGACGGGGTACTGAGCTCTTCTCGCGGTGTTCCTCAATACGCGCAGTCGCGCGACTATCGTTTCGTGAATGCGCCTCTTCTGCTTGCGCGCCTCAATCGCTCGGCCTTCCTCTGCCTCCTTGGTGAACTGGTGCGCAAAGCGCCCGATTACGATTGTTGCAACAGCAGCGACTGCGGCGGCCAGTGCGGAGACCCAGTCAGAGGCACTATCGGAACTGGAGAGGGGAGGGAGCGCGGGCGCTTTAAGAAGCAGGTAGATCAGCACCGCCACGGCGAGGCCGAGGGCGAACGTCGTGACGCCATGCGGCGTAATGCTTCGCATCCGAATGAGCATTCGACCCCAAAACTTGCGATCCAGATCCATCTTCGCCCCTTTGCGATGAGTCCTACGCCGGGGATTCTGCCATGACAGAGCCCCTCCTTGCCCTCGCGCTTCTGGGGGCCATCGCGGCCATCTCCATTGGCGGCGCTCGCATCGTTTCGTGGCTGCTGGACCGGCGTGACCATGCCGCCGTCCAGCGCGCCAAGGAAGCGGCCGTCGTTGCCCAGGCACGCGCCGAACTGGCCGCATCAGGCTGGACCGCTGAGGAAGAAGCTGCGTTCCAATCCATTCGCGCCCAACAGGGCGCTTCCCTGAGGCATCTGCGGGAGGTGCGCCGTGCGTGACGGGCTTCGGAAAGACCTCAGTCTGTCGAACTCCTCTGCGGATCGCCGGATTCGCCGCGATTGGCGTCAGGTGAGCGGGCCTCTGGTGCCGGGGGCTCCGTCAGGACGTGCATCAGGGCTGTCCGCCAGTCGCGCACAAACTCCGGAGTTGCTCGCGTCTCGGGGGCGCTCATGAATCCCTCGCTCCAGTCTGCGGACGCGCCAAGCGCCTTCGCAAACTCCGGTGATCTGTTGACCATCACCAGTGCCGTCACTGCTGATTCGAGTGCCGCAATACGGGCCTCCAGCTGTTTTACGTACGACTGCGGCTTGCCGCTGAACTTCATGGGTGTGCGCATGGGCGTCTCCGTTTGCCTGGACACGAATCATCGCACGGCATCGCTGGCGCCGGTTTGCCTCATCAATCAGCAGGAGGGTTGCCATGTTCCGTAACAGCCCCTTCCCGTGGGTCCTTCTCGCTATCGGCGTCTTCGCAGCCGTCCCGAACCCGGTAACACTCGTGCTGGTCGTCTTCGGCTTCCTGCATTACGTGATGGGGAGCATGCGCAATGGCCGTTGATCGCTCGCCCCTTCGCGTGGCCGCGCGCAAGACGGCTGGGGCTGCTGGCCTGCTCATCCTCGTTTGCGTTGTCGTGAGCGCATTGGCTGGCGTCGGGGCGCTGCTCGGCGACGACTTCTGGACTGCCTTTCGCGCGATCTGGCTCGCCATCGCCGGTTTCGTCGGCGCTGTTCTCGGTCTTTGGGCATTCGTGGGGGCCTGGAAGTGGTGCATGGATGCCCTGTTGGATGAGGGCCGCCTTGTCGACCAAGAGGGGGCGGACGATGGCCGTTGATCGCGCACGGTTTCGCATGGCTGTCGTTGGCGGGGCAGGGGGCTTTTCCCCGCTTTCGCCCGGTGAAAAGGGTCAGCGGGCGGCGGCGGGAATTGGCCCGGGGAGTAACACGGGCCAAAAGGGTCAGGAAGACGCAATCATCGACTACCTGACCATTGTGGTCCCGCTCTCTGCACTTGAGGAAGTGAATTGCAAGAAGCTCGACCTCTTGCTGTTCCGCATCTTCGGCTTCCGTGGCGAGGTCGTTGCCGGTGCCATCCGTGAGAAGAGTTGGAACTTCTATGAGCAGTCGGCAGTGCTCATCGACCGAGAGAACGAGGTAGTGGGCCGCGTTGGCATCGGGGGTAAGAAGAACACTGTTTGCCTCAGCCTCACTGGCATGGGTTGCAAGTGGATTCGTGACTGGCCGCGCGTCTACAAGCAGTGCTCCATGCTCGACGCCAAGATTACCCGCGTTGACTGCGCGCACGACGACTACGAAGGCGAACGCCTGGACGTGCATGCGCTCCGCGAGGTTGCTGCTCAGGGCGGCTTCACCGAAGGCGGTTGCCCGCCGCGTCACCGCTTCATTTCCGATGAAGGCCACAACACCGGCTGCACGCTGTACGTCGGCGGAAAAGGCCACAAGGAACTGTGCGTATACGAGAAGGGGAAGGCCGAGGGCCTGCCGTCCTCGCGCTGGGTGCGCGCGGAAGTGCGCCTGTACGGCAAGCACATGGAAATCCCGCTGGATGTGCTGTTGAACCCGGGCGCGTACCTGCGCGGTTCGTACAGCGCGCTGCAGGACCTCATCAAGGGCGTGTGCACCCGACTGCGCACGATTCGCAAGCACGTTGAAGTTTCCGCTGAGGCGATGGTGCTCTGGTTGGAGCGTCAGGCTGGCCCAGCTATCGGTGTTCTGCACGGAGCCTTCGGTGATTCGTTTACCGACTTCCTGCTGGCCCGCGTCGTCCGTGATGGTCACCCCGGACGTTTTCGCGGCATTGCAAAGGGTGAACCACTCCATCGCTATGTGAGAGAAGAACTATGCCTATCTGCCGCGTGAAGTCGGCTGCTGTCGATGAACAGCACAACGCCAAGACCAATTCCATCATCCGTTCCCAGATGGTCGGCCTCGACCTGGGCAACGGCTTTGAACTGCCGTTCCGTGTCGGCCTCGGCCAGCGTCCGCCGTACCCGGCTGGCGAGTACGACATTGATCCCAAGTCGTTCGCGCTGTCGCCGTATGGCGATCTGGTGCTCAAGCGCTACGTGGACCTGACTCCCATCGGGTTCAAGGCTGCGCCGGCCACGTCGAAGGCCTAAGTCATGAGCCTCTGCGTTGCTTTAGGGGAGAACGGAACGCTGATCCCAACCGGTCAGCCCGTCGATCAGTGCACGGGGTATGTGCTGATGAGCAGCGCAGAGGCTTCCTCCGTCGCCATGTTCGCTGAGGCGTTCAAGGTGCCGGACAAAGACGTACTCGCAGGATGGGCGTCGGGGCCGTTCATTCTGATCATGACCCTGTATTTGGCTGCGCACATCGGTGGCCGTGTTGCAGCTGTGTTCGACAAATCGTAGGCCGCCATTAACTCAACAATGAAAGGGGATTTACATGGATTTCGATTCGATTCTGACCGGCCTGTCCGTCGCTGCTGCGCTCACCGCCTTGGGTGGTGGCTTCGCCCTGATCGCCGTCGTCGGCTTCTCCCTGTGGGGTGGCCGCAAGGTGGCGGGCCTGTTCGGCAAGTCGTAAGCCGAGCAGTGGTGGGGTAGGGGAGGCCATGCCTCCCCTTTCTATTTCAGGGGAGTGATATGGACTATCAGATGATCATCGGCGGCCTCCAGGTCGGCATGGTGGTTCTTGCGGTGCTGGGCGGCTGTGCCGTCATTGCCCAGTTGAAGTTCGGCCTGTGGGCGGGCCCGAAGGTGGCCCGGCTGTTCTTGACGCGGGGTGTCAAATGATCCTCTGCCTGTTCGCCGGCTTCATCAGCGCGCTGTGCGGCATCGCTGTAGTCATGGGGATCCGTGCGTGATTCGTCATCCGCTTATTGCCGGCGTCCTCTTGATGATCCTGACTACGTCACCACGCGCGATAGCGGCGATGTATGCGGATCAGGGGGCGGCGTATGCCGCTTGCATGGCTGCAATTGCGAAGGGCACCGCGGCGTGGCAGCCGATGAGGTGCAGAGAGAGTAAATCAAGCGATGGCAGTGGCAATTACGCCGCTTGGGACAAGAACGGGCGTGATGTGGGCTGGCAATGGTTCTCGTGGTCGAAAGATAAGAGCTGCGATAAGCGGCCTGATGAGTCTGGCTGGCAGGGCGGCGAGACAGCTGCAACGGTGAATGTTTGTCATACCGGCTGCATGTACAGCAGCAGTCTTGATCCATCGAGCCCATCTGGGTTCACGTACTACCCAACAGGGGGCGCCTGCACAGAGACCGATGCGCCCGCTCCGACGCCTGCTGGTGACGGAGGTGATCCGGGCGAGGGCGGAGGCGGTGATGGCGGGGGCACCGATCCGGGCGGCGGCGATGGGGGCGGCGACAACGGCGGCGGCGATGGCGGGGGCGGCACCGATCCCGGCGGTGGTGACGGCGATGGAGGCGGGGGCACCGGACCGGGCGACGGCGAAGGCGACGGCGATGGCGGGGATGGCGGTGGCGGTGGCGGCACTGGTCCCGGACCGGGTCCCGGCGACGGTGATGGTGATGGGGACGGCCCCGGGCAGCCGGGCGGCGATGGTGATGCGCTGTATGAGTCGGAAGGCAAGACCGTCGAGAAGCTTTATGACGACTTCGCCGAGCGGGTGAGCAAGGCCCCGATCATTGACGCCACCAAGAGCTTCTTTGAGATCAGCGTCAGCGCCTCTTGCCCGATCTTCACTTTCCCGGCGACGGCGTATTGGGATGCCATGACATTTGATTTCCTGTGCAAGCCTGAGATTGTCGCCATCCTTCAACTGCTGGGCTGGCTGCTGCTCGCGTTCGCCGCCTTCCACGCAATCAAGATCGCGCTCACATGATCAACCTAATCGCATTCGTGACGCTTCAAGCCGGATGGCTTAACGACCTGACCGAGTACATACGCAAGCAGGTGGAACGCCTGTGGAATGCCATCGTTGAGTTCTTTCGTGACCTCGTGCTGTACGCGATCGAACAAGTCCTGGACTTGGCCGCACACGCGCTGGAGAAGCTGCCGGTACCGGAGTTCATGACCGAGTACAAGCTCGGAACCCTGTTCGCAAACGCGGGGCCGACCATCGCGTGGTTCGTCAACATCTTCAAGATTCCCGAGTGCATGACCGTGGTGTCGCTCGGAATCGTGTTCTTCATCACCCGGAAAATTCTGACCTTGGGGAAGTGGTGACATGCTGGTTTTCAACGAGGGCGTGCCGCGTGCAGGCAAGAGCTACGATGCGGTCAAGAATCACATTCTGCCCACACTCAAGAAGGGGCGCCGGGTATTTGCGCGCCTCAATGGCCTGAACCATGAGCGCATCGCCGAGTATTTGAACATGCCCGTGGATGAGGTCTACAAGCTGCTGACGCTGGTGGAGACCAAGGACGTTGCAACAACCTTCGTATGCTCCAGGCATCCGGAAACCGGCCAATGGTGCATTCCCGATGAGTTCAAGGATGCGCTCACGGTGATCGATGAGGTGCACGAGTTCTACGTTGCACAGCGCAACCAGCTGCCGGAGGAAGTGGAGAACTTTTTCGCACTGATCGGCCAGAACGGCGGCGACGTGCTGATCATGACGCAGTGGATCAACCGCGTGCATCAGGCGGTGAGGGCGCGTATCGAGCGCAAGAATGTCTTCCAGAAGCTCACGGCTGTGGGCCTGAAATCGCGATATCGCGTCACCTATTACCACACCACCAGCCCGGGCAAATTCGAGGTCGTCGGCGGGAAGACGCTCAAGTACGATCCGGCCATCTATCCGCTCTACCACGGCTATGCAGTCGGCGCCGAGAATGCAGAGGTGTATGAGGAAGGCGGCACCAACATTTGGAAACAGCTTGCACCCAAGATTGCTATTGCAGCCGTGGGGCTCATCTTCGGCGTATGGGCATTCGGCGGCTACTTCATCAGGATGATGCACAGCGACGAGCCGGAAGCGACCGTGGAGGCACCGGCAGGCGCCAAGGCAACGCAGGGGCAGGGCGCCCACAAGGCCATCAGCACCGGCGCTGTGCCGGCCGCAGCCGTTGCGGTGCCCGCCTCGGATCCATTGGCCGGGATGACCGTCGAGCAGCGCTACGTGGCCGCCATGACGCAGGCGAATCGAATTCGGTTGGCCTTCACTGCTCAGTTCGGAGACCGTTCGGTCGGCATGGTCGAATGGGTCGATGGCTCAGGGAACACGGTCGATCAGTTGAGCTTCGATGCGCTGATTGCGATGGGCTACCGGCTCAGGGTTGCCGTCTACGGAGTTCGCCTCACGGCGGGTTCTTTTGAGACGGTTGCAACGGCGTGGCCGAGGGAGGCACCCCGGCGCGAAGAAGAGCCAACGCTGTACCGCCTGGACAGTGACCGTGCTGCCGCTGGTTCTGCGAGCGTAGCGAGTGGAAGCGGCGGCGGCGCGGGCGCGGTCATGGCGGCAAGTAGTGGAGGCGCCATCGTGCGCGTAGGTGAGCGCCCCATGGGCACGTTCCCGGAATCCAAACCCTACCCGCCAAGCTTCTGATTAACGTGACGCGTCACGCCCGATTGGCCTGACACGCTCCGCGAGGTAAGCTTCCGCCTGCAGAGGGGGAAGCAATGAAGACATGGATTTCAGCAGGTCTTCTGCTGTTCGCGTGCAGCGCGCACGCCCAGCAGGTCAACAAATGCGTTACCAAGACCGGTACCGAATATCGATCCGGACCTTGCGATGATGGTGTTGCGGCCAAGACGTGGTCTGCGGAGGTTGCCCCAAGATCGCCCGAAGTAGTCGCCAATGAGCGTCGCCTCGATCTGATCCGCCAAGAATCTGCCGCCAGGACACAACGCACACGCACTACACCGGCTTCTCGCGGCACCGCAATCCAGTTCTCCCAGTACAAGAATCCGGATCGCTGCGCTTGGGCGAAGGCCCAACGTGCCGCCGCCTTCGAGGCTGCGGGGCACCGACGCACCTTCGCGCTGAGCCGCCAAATGGACGACTTGGTGTATGAATCATGCAAGTAGCCGGGGTGTAGGGGCGGCGCCCCTACGGAAGCGCCTCACACGCGCTGGCGGGGCCTCGGCCCACGGCTCATGTAGACCACATTGGAGGTTTCGGCGCCGGAGCCGGGATCACCGACGCCCAACCGCCGTTCTCGGCGAATTCTGAGGACTTCGGCAAGGTAGATCACGCCGGATTTCGCCTTGGCGGATCCCGTGGAGGCCGGAGCCGATCGTGCAGCCAAGTCTGCGCGAGCCTCGGCCATCATCAGTCGCCATTCCCGCGCAATGTTGCAGGTCAGGGACCACCAGGCCATGTCGGAGGGCTCCAGCTGGTGACCTTCGGGCGTGAACATGTGTCCAGCTTGGAAGCCGAAACCGGCCCAAGGGCCGGTCAGGTCAATTCTGTCGTGCGGATCCATCTTGATCAT